AGCAGGGCTGGTACTACCACATCATGTGTGGCAGTGTGCACGCGATGGCTTCTTAATTGGTCCAACTGGCAAGCAAGTAGCTCTGGACGGAAAGCTCACGATAATAAGCACTGACTTGGCCATAGTGGACATACCCAACAGGAGCTGGTCAACTCTAGGAGTAAAGGTGACAAAGCCGATCCCAGTTGCCGGAAATACTTTCGCTGAGGCGTCAGGAAATCCTTTATTGGATAAAGAGATTGTGCGACTACAAGGACACCGTTCATTTGGCTACGTGGAGCCAGCGTCTTTTGGCATGCTGCATTACGGGGGTTCAACCCGGCGCGGTATGTCTGGATGCGGGTACTACGTGGGTGACAAGCTGGCAGGTCTTCATATTGGTGGTGGTTTGGTGAACCACGGTTACGCAGCGACTTATATCCAAGCGATAACTAGTCACGGCGAGTCAACTGAGGATTACCTGCTGGACCTCGTAAAGCGTAGGAAGCGAGGTCTGGATTATCGACGGGTTCCTGGGCTAGTGGGAGAAGTGGCTGTGTGTTTACCTGGGGGAAAATTTACGGTGATGGAAGAGGATGATGCTTTGGACCTGAATATTTTGGGCGATGAGCTGTTTCAGTCCCCTGAAGGCGCTGTGAGTTATGAGGATCAGGTACTCAAGATGAAAAACGTGGAAATTCCATCGGATCCTACTGAAGCTCAAGTTGTCAAGAAGATTTTGGGAGAAGGAGGCGAAGCTGAGACCATAGAGGAACTCGACTCGGTTTTTCAGAAGCGCCTGGGAGACCAGGCACAAAAACTGAGAGACAAGCTCATAGCCATTCAGAGCGAAAGAGCGAAAGAGTCAGTTCGTCCCAAGGTCCCGGTACGCGATACGTCTCTACTCGAGGATCAAATCCAGAGCTTGAAAAAGCAACTGAAGGAGATTCGCGAGGAAAATCAACAACAACGCGAGAAGCAGAAAGAGGAGTCTCAGGCGGATGTGCTGTATCAGCAGAGTCTGCTGGAGAAGAAAAGCCAACTGGAAAAGGAACTGGCAAGTGTCAATGTCTTGGCGTCTTCGAAGAAGTACTTGACGATAAGTTCGAAAAGTGCTCTGAAGAGGGCAAAAGCCAAGGAGAGACGTGCCAAGGAAGAGGAGAGACAAGCCAAACTGCACCTGGAATTGGAGAAGTTGAGAAAACTTGTCCCTACACAGGAAGTAGCAAGTTAGGTAGTCTTGACGCTTTGAATCCTGAAGTGGCTAAACGTTGGAATGAAATCGTGAACGTCTTGGGAAGAAATCCTGCTGAACAGTATGTGGCTCCGCCAGACACTGATGCAGCTTTATTAGACTCTTTGTGTTGGCATGGAAGGAAATATCGTGAGGTTGAGGAGAACACAGTGGAGCCCAGTCTAGACGAATTCAAAGTTGTAGTGACTAGAGTTTGTCAGGATCTGGGAATACTCTATAGTGTCCCTGACTACATGAACTGGGATATCTTTGAGAAGATCTTGCAAGAGGTTGACCCGAAGAAAAGTCCCGGTTATCCTTTCAAGTCTTGGGGTATCACCACTAACAAGCAGATCTTGGAGAGCAGTCTTATGTTAGTTCAATTGTACCGAATGGTTCATGAACGTCTAGACAAACTTTCTAGGGGTGTGGTTGGTGGAGATGACATTAATTTGTTCATCAAAAATGAACCCCATAAGAAGAGCAAGGCAGCGTCTAAACGGTGGAGACTCATTTCTGGTGTAGGTCTAGTTGACAACATCGTGGACAGGTTCCTGTTTGGGGGTTTGTTAGAGAAGGTGGACGAGCTAGCTAAACGGATGAAAATTCCAATATTGGCTGGCTGGGTTCCATGGGGCGGTGGCTACCGTGCCCTATCTAACACCATCAAGAACCCGCAGTCTTGCGACAAAAGTGCTTGGGACTGGACATTGCAGAGTTGGATAGTACAGGGTTTTCAACAGATCTTGTTAACCACTCAATGCAATGGTACATGGTCTCGAGCCATTGATGCGAGATTGGCTACGTTGTTCAATGCTAGTGTTTTCCGAGTTGGAGAAAGACGCTTCAGACAGAAAGTTGTGGGAATCATGAAGAGTGGTTTCCTGGGCACTATTGTGTTCAATTCTATCGGGCAGATGTTGATCC